ACTGTAGAAGACGCTGAATTATAAGATAGCGATGGTGCTGCGTCTGTACTTGACAAAGGGCTGATTACAACATAATTAGTAGTGCCGTCAAGGAGGGATATCGTTCTAAAGCTTATAGCTAACAACGCAGTCTGCAAAGGAGGCGTCGATATAGTTACCGTAGCAGCCGAAGTAGTTGTAGTAGAAGCATAATCTAGAACAACGCTATTGTAGCTGTAAAATCTATCGGCAGCTTGAGTAAATCCAAATAAATTCGAAGATCCATCGGTTCTAACCCATGCTACTCTACGATAGTAAATATAATCAGTAGCATCTACAAGTAAATTACTAGCATCGTCTGCAGTATCAAACCCAGCATCTATGGTACCATCAGCCTTCATTATCAAAAATAACCGATACCAAGTACTTGGTGAAAGAGTTAATCCGCTAGGAAAACCACCCGCGTTATCGCCTTCTGCCCAATTGACATCAATCTGCTTAGTTAAAGTACTGGATAATGCTATAAGAATAGATTCAGTGCTGTCACCTATTGAACCAGGGTCGATTGTGATATCGTGCTGAGCGTCAGCACCGTTGCTAACTCTTAGACCGCTGTAAGAAGACAAGGGTACAAAACCTAGTTTCTGACCAGTAACACCTTGGTTCTTGATCTGAATCAGGTTCGCTAAAACCTCGATAGTGGTATCATCGACGCTGATAAATTGATAACCAGTCTCGCCCGGATTGACCTGTAATAAGTTACCCGCCTCTCCAACAATGGGTGGTAAGTTTACACTAGCTGCAGCATCTTCAGCCTCTTGTGCGCTTTGAGCAGCAGCGGCGGCACTAGCGGCAGCCTCATCGGCGCTCGCGCTAGCATCTTTTACACGGAATTGGAAAGCTCCGTCAAAATAACGAGCTTCTACAATACCATTCTCAGGTATAGCATTAGCTAGTAGAGCAGTCTGATCTAGATAAGTCAGAGCTACCGGTCCAACTCCATCTAGGTCAAGAGTCGATGCTCCAGTATTAGCGTTTGTTGCGGCAAATTGTACAGCAAGTCCATCTTCGTAAGCATCTACTGGATTGTCAGAAGTTACAACATACGCGTTAGCTACACCTGAATCAGTGCCCCAACGAGTATTACCGTCAGTAAACTGATCCGGATCAGGTAGCTTATCGAAGGCTGCCTGTGTGGCGTTTGCTACATTATTGACATCCGCAGCATCGGCTCGCGTCGAATCGTCGATCTCTACTGCACTTGCGTCAAAATATTGATTGGTCATTATCGTTTTAAACCTCTAACTTTATAGTGAAGTATAACACTAGTTATGGTATGAGGGGCATCATAAATTGTCGATCCGTTCAATAACATGCCCATATTTTGACCCGATCCCTCAATATATGCCTCTGCGGACGCGGGAGATTCCCCACTCCAGATAAAATCACCCCAGAATATATCCTCTCCCCAATAGGCAATATTACTATCAACTTCCAGTTGTTGCTTACGGGCCTTAGGTGTAAAGGCACTCCCATATGAAAAATCGGGAGCAAACGAGATATCAGCACCGGTCGGAGCGTCTATCTCAAATATGGCCTTAAAGAACCGTTTTTTATTACGAGGTGATCGTAAGTTGTTGAAAGGTATACGTAAAATATAGTTCAACTCTTCTCCGTCAAAGGAGTTACCTGAATCCATCTGGTAAATGAATCCGTCGTTTGAACCAAAATATATTTCTTCTAGACCCTCCGAATTTTCACCGCCGTTGCATGTGATGACCGGTATAGGGTATCTAATACGTGTGAATTGTGGAAATTGAGCACTGTCCTGAATCCGGCATATTAGGCCAGTTCCATCATTAAAGAATAATCGGTATTGGTCTTTTTCACGTACTGTCACAGAATCAGATTCGTTGCCCAAACTCAACTCTACTAAAGGATCGATCAACTGAGAGAATGTATTCTCTTTAAAATCGCCAAATGCAAAAACTGCATTGAGTTGTGTCAATCCACGATCGTCTAAGTAACGAACGTTAAGGATACGTTGGATAGTCCACTCGCGTGCGCCAGAAACTAACGAATGCTCTCTTAGGTCCCAATCGATCGTACTTGTACCGTATAACAATCGAGTTGAATTGCGCGACAAGATAGCCAAAACATCACCTTGGGCAACTTCCAAACCTGTAATTCTATCACCCACAGCGAATTCAGCAGCGCCACCTACGGCACTCGCTACGTATGGATTACCTAGATCAGAGTGAATTAAAGACGCATCGAATGTCAAAAACAAGTGATTCTTATGTGGACGGATATGAGTGGGGTAGATAGTACCAAGCCCCCAGTCAATAAAGGACAAACCCGATCCGTCATAGGACATAGCTAAACCTACACCATTGGCAAAATACATGGTCTGACCATTCGATCGGCCGAAAAAGTTATAGTTCCAAAATTCGTACTTACCGCCGGGAGGTAGAGTAATTGCTGTCGATGCCCCTGCGATAGTTGCAGTGGCTCCAGATGTACCACCTGTGATCGCTCCAGCTCCAAAGGCGCCTCCACTTAAACTATGGAAGTATACGGTACCCACGGCATTACCGGAACTAAAGTCGCCACTTGTGATGGTATACCCTGATACAATCCCGCTAACAGGCCCTTGAGTGATAGTTTCCCCAACAATGAAGTCTGCTACGGATCCGACGGTATAAGCCAGCTGTTGGCCTAAATCGACTAGTGACCAACCGGTAGGCGTTGCCTCATACATGGCTGCATTAGCGCCACCTACTTCATTTCGGAACGCATACTTAGTACCGTTATACTGCCATACGCCAAGAATATCGCCTTCGCCCGGTACTTCTTGAATTTGATCCCGACGCCACTCAATCGAAGCTTGTAACCATTGATCATAGAGTTCGTCAGTAGGTGCAGTTTGACCTTGTTGGGCGCCGTTTTGTGTTGCTAAAGTGTTGACTTGGGTAACGTTTGTTAATACGTCGTCATCCACAAAATCGCCATCTGCGTCATGTACTGCCAATAAACCTACGGCATCGTTAGTCGACCAATCTCCAGATGTTAGAGTAAAGCCAGCAACATATGCAGTAGAGCCTGAAAGAGATCCGTTAACCTCGTCACCAACTGCGGGCTCATTCTCCCCCGCATCAAATGGTAAAACGACAAATGAAGCTTCTGAAGGTTTCGGACGGCCGTCGAAACGCTCATAACCTTGGATGCGCGTGTAACCACCCGCTTCCCCAGGTTCATAGTTTTCAGAGAATAAAAGACGACCCGGTTGGATCTGAAGAGGGGGTGTGACTAAATCTTCACCGCCTACTAAAGGGTAATACTCTATCAGTTGTGACATAGGTTACCACCCCGAATTATCATCATAGCTGTCGAAGCCTGGGTAGCCTCCGTCACCATAAGCTCCGCCTGTGTAGCCGTCGGTGGATACTGTGATTTGTACGTTATCACTGACACGGTAACCTTCCCAGCCAGGGAGTTGGTTACTTTTCAGTTCACTTAATACGTTGTTATATTCAGTTACCGCTTCCGCGTACACCTCGTCGGCTTCCTGATCTATGCCATAATACATCTTAGCTCGAGCGATAATTACACGAATGTAAGTTTCAGGAATCAAAGACGTGTCGTCGTTAGCAACCATACGGAGAGGGGTTCTCCAATAGTTAGCCGTCAACCTATATACGCTATCTGGAACAGGGTGAACGATAGGGTTTTTACTAGGTGGTAATATGAAGTTACAGGGTTGGTTTTCTTGTTGGACACCAACGCTTTCATAATTAAACCATCTACGATAGGCCATCTCTGTGAGACGAAGGTTGTTGTTTGTTGTACGATCCAAATAGAAAGTAGAACGATCCCAATCACCTAGGTCAGATGGTTGTTGGTATTCAGAAGAACCTTGTACCGTATTGACAAAAAAGTCGGTTTTGTACAAAAAATCCCAGTTAATAGCTTCACGCTGTACTGCAATATCAGCGTCGGCTACCCAGGTTGTCAAATTCTGCAACATACCTTTCTGGTTATCCACTGAAACGATAGGATTTCCAGAAATACCACATGCTCGTTGTGTTAACTGACACAACTGTAGATAGGTTGTGGTACTCATTCACACCACCTGTTTGGAATTAGTCTTCTGTCTTGTTAGAAGACTTAGTTTTATCAGTTGGCTTCTTTTTACTAGCAGACGTAACTTTCTCTAAATTACCTTTTGCTTTACCGATATCCGCTTCAAGCTTAGACTTAGCAGCCTTTAAGGCTTCCTCAGCTTTCTTAATTTCGGCCTGAGCTTTTTTAGCTAGAAACTCTTTTTCGTCGCCTACAACTTTACCAGAAGCAGTGAATGGGACGCCATCTTGAATATAACGAACAGAATCCTTACCACCATCGCCACGGCGAATAATTACGTCATCTCTTGATAGGTCTAATTTAATTTTACTCATAACGGTTGCCTCATTATCAATCCAGTTGATGCTTTGTCTTCCGTGGACCAGTCATAGGTCTCATCGGCATTATCGTTAACTTCACCCGCTCCACGGCGTGGACCAATCATATAATCCTGAGTGCCAGAGTATTTGGGCATTTTTTTACTTACGCCTGGTTCAGGATATTTATCCCCGGCAGGCTTAGGCATAGGACGTGGTTCAACTCCAAGGTCCTCTACCAATGGGTAATCAGTATAATCCTTAACAACTCGAAAGTCATTGACGTCACGTATGGCTTTGTTTCTCATGCTGATCTCCGATTACGTTAGGCAAAAAGCCCTCCTGAGAGGGCTTTCCGTCGTCTCTTAGCAAAGATCAGGGAATGAACCACGATCGGCTTTGACCGTACGATTCTCGCCCATAGGACGTTGAGTCGCTTCATCGGTCTCACCACGTAGCTTCATTGCACTACCGCCAGGGATTTTCATTTGCTCTGATAATCCTAGATCGATAGGTGCCCCAATACCAGCTTGATACATGCCTTGGCCCGGTCCATCGTTCTTCTTAGAAGAACTAGTGATATCACTAGGACTGCGCTCTTTGGCACTTTTTTGTTTAGCCATGTGCTCTGTTGGGTTTCTCATAGTTTAGTCCTCCTTAGAACCATGCAACTGTGATGTAAGGTACGCCAGTTCCAGCAGCAGCAGTACCGTCAACAGCTTGGGTATAAGTGATAACTAATTGACCGTCAGTAAGATCACTAACAACCACATAGTTTTCACCACTTCCACCTAGGCCACCTGACTCATTAGCGCCAGCTAGAGCTCGGCTGCTTGAACCACTACCTACTACCGCACCATCAGGGATGGGGATAGCTGCGTAAAGGTCAGCAGTAGTACCGTCGCCCACTTGAATAAGTGGAGCAGTTGTGTCTGCGGCAAATTCCACAGAAATGTTGTTTACACCCGCGTCTTCAATGCGAGCATTCTCGTAGCCAGCGGGGGCTTGGATGCTAACGCTTGATGGGGCCGCAGAAAAATCTACGGCAACCAGGGTGTAAGTTTCACGCATTGGATTTGAATAACTCATATCTTTTCTCCTAATTAACTACTGATTACTCAGCAGAAGCCCAACGAACGATACGAGCATTGACTGGGTTGTCATGAACAAGGGCGAAACCTTCTTCAGCGTACCAAGCCACACCTTTGTCGCGACCGTAGTCAGCAGGTAATTTACCTCTGATTTCAGGCGGACATACGATTGCTTCAATTACCGTATCTTCCCCAAAGAAAAACGCTTCATCAGAAAGACCGTTACCCCAACCTTGGTTAGGTATAGCGGTTTGTTCGAAGAAACGAATACCTTCATAAGAACGTCCAACTTCGCCATTCAAGATGTAACCGTAACCAGTCTCAGTGTGTTGAGCGATTGGTTCCAAGTCATCTTTAAAGCCACGGAATGTAGCTGGGCGACCGATACAACGATAGTTACCATCGCTGTAAACTGGGATGTTGCGTTCTTTCATTTCATCAGAAATCAATTTAACGTGAGTGTTATTCATCGCTAAGTTGTTCTGGTTAGCTGGAACGCCATTAGTAGTAAAGTCTACAGCAGTTGCAGAGTTACCACCAGCTGGTGTTACAGTTAGAGGGCTTAGTACGAATTGACCGTGAGCTTCAATTTCAAAAGCTTTAGCAGAATCGTTTTTAAGAGCCTTGTTGATGATTTGACGAACTGGGTGAGCTGATAGATCATCCAATTTACCAGAGTAAGGTACACTGTTACCGAACTCAGTGATGGTACCACTGTTTTGTTCGATGGTGTACGAAGTCTCAGGCATTTTTTGAGTTTCGTCTAATTGACCACCTTGAGTACCAACGTCACTATAAACGTTCCATTGGAAAGCATCACCTACGTGGAGACCTTTATCAGAAAAGTCACCAGCGTCACAGTGTTGCACGAATCGAGTCATCGGTTGTAGCTGATTACGTAGAACCGTAGAAAGTTCACCGGAATACATAAATCCGCCAGCCGAATCAATTTCCCATACTTGACCTGCCATAGCAGAATCCTCCTAATACTTAAGCCTGACCACGCTGTCTCTGAATTTCTGCGATATAGTCAGACCGGGTTTGCGGTTTAGGCTCGGGCTTCCGTTCAGAACGCATCGAACCTGATTTCGGTTTGCGCATGGAACGTTTTTCAGCTTTTTTATCATCACGAGACTTTTTAGCTCGAGCATTTGGTTGCTGCTCGTCTAGACCGTTTAACCGTACAACTTCATCGGCGGCCAATCTCATGATTTCAAGCGGGGAGGCTTCGGGATTTATCTGTTTGTGGAAGGCTGTTCTCTGATCAACCTCTTTATATAAATCAGGGTTGGCGACCAAATCCGGATATTCCGCAGAAAAATCTTTGAAAGCATCTTGTAATTCACGCTTGCGCTGATTTTCGTCCATGGTTTGGGTGGTTCTACTAGTAACCTTATCGACAATCTCATCAACATCTACAGGGGCTTGAGTATTATTATTTTGCCCAACAATGCTGGTAATTTTATCGGTGAAGGTATCAACATCACCATCCAAAAGGCTTTCAGCAGCATTCTTAATCTCTGCTTGAACCTTCTCTACGTGATCATCCGAGGGTAGATCGTCTTTTTTTGCCGGCTCATCTTTCGGTAGCGCCGTCTTATTCTTTTCAAGCTCTCGTCGCTCAGCGGCAAGTGCTTGTTTTTCTTGTTCAAGTTCGGCTCGATCTCTTTGAAATTGAGCCTTTTCGGCGGCTGCTACCTTTTTCTGGTATTCAGTAATTCCGCCTGCGGCTTCGACGACAGCCTCATCGACTTCTCGTACTTCGCCATAAATCTTTACTTTTTTGACCTTCTTAGGTTCTTCATCTGGAACATCCTCTTCGGGTAGTTCCTCTGGATCGTCCTCTTCCGGTTCTTCTTCAGGTTCTTCTTCTAGAGGCTGTTCTTCGGGATCATCATCCTCACTTGTGGGACGATTCTCCTTATCAAACTTCGCATAGATATCTTCACGAGAACCTAAAGTGGTTACTTCATGATTGGATTGTACCTGAACGTCTTCGGTATTGGAAGGTGAATCTTCAGGTTTTTCAACAACGTGAGTTTTAGTTACTTCTACTTCCGTGTCTTTTGACATAATATGCTCCATCTTAGGGTAGGAGGTTAGTGGGGGTTTTTATATCCGTTTAATGGATCATTTTCTTCTTCGAGAATTTTTTCGTGAGCCGCTTCACCTTCTAGGATGGCGTCATTGATCCAGGTGAGAGCTTGTTGAGCTACTAGAATATCCGTTTTGACTTTACGAAATTCCTTAAGATCGTCTTCAGGGTCAAGTTCTAATAACCTAGAAATACCCTCGTCAATTTGCTGTTCACTCTTGGCTTGTAGGTATTTGCCAGCTTTTTGGCCCATAAGCTTCTGTAAGTCAATACCTATCGTGGCAAGTTGGACGTCCGGATCATCCGCAAAAGGATTCTCCACGTCCGCTGAGACTTCTTCAGTCATGTATTATATTCCAGATCCTTGGGTCTTTTTGACCTGCATTTCTTCCTTAAATCTAGCATTTTGGTTCCTTTCCTTAATGGCTGTATTCGCTAGATTCGCCTTTTGCTTGCGTAAATCCGCAGCTTCCTTACGTTGAGCATCGCGCTCTTCTTTGTCAATTTTACGATTTTCCAGACTCATGCGCAACGCTTTTTCAGACATATCCTTCTCTAGATCAATGTCGTCTTTGCGTATATCATTTTCAGTACGGAAAGCCTCTAACTCCATAGCATTTTCATGCTTAGTCATCTCGATTTCCATCTGACCTTGTTGTCGCATTTTCTCTAATACGATTTGTGGATCCGGTTGCTGTTCAGGTTGCTCTTCTTCTGGTAATTCAGGCACAAAGAATCGTGAACCATCTTTAAATCCGATCGCACCAAACACCTCTTTAGCCACCTCTTCTTCGTTAATTCTAGACGCTAACTTAGGCGCAAACGCACCAACGGTCTGCAGCGCAGTCGCCATACGTTGAATTCGTTGACTTGGATTAGTCGCACCGAAGCCCACGTTAACCTCAACGGTCATACTACCTTGAAGCATATCGTCTTCGATCTCGCTAATACCAAAACGTTGCCACAGATCAAGCTTTTCACCAATCATAGCGAAAATAGCCTCGTCGGTTTCATGACGCTGTTCTAGGCGTATTAGCTGTTTTAGGACCGGTTCAACCCAGGTCTCATTGAAGGTACGCAACTGGTATTCTGTGATGATATCAGCATCGCCACTCATCAATTCCATACCACCCACAGTCTCGTTCAACTGGCGATTGGTACCAACAGACGATACGGAGAAGTTACCAGCTACATCGTCAAAATCCGCGTTAATACGGTCTTGTTCTTGATAACTGGAGCTCGTAACATCAGGTGGGGCTTCCGATCGAACGTCTAGATCGACGTTATTCGTCAATACGACACCACCCGGTACGTTACGCTGAAGCGCTTTTAAATCAACACCTTGGCCGCGTTTTACGTAGTAACGACGGTTTAATACCAGTGACACGTTGTCTTGTCGTTGGTTGCTTAATTCGTTCGCTTGTTGTTGTAGACCAGCTGTGATGCCAGTAATACTTTGGGGGTAAGTCTTATGAGTTTCAAGTACTGAGTAACCCATTACATAAGGACGTTCGCCCGGTAATAGGTGAGGGTACTCTTCTTCAAGAGGGATAGGTTCTGATAAAAGATAGTAAACGCCTACCGTGTAATATATCCAATCTCGACCTTCGTAGCTTATGATGTTTCTATGAACCCAGATCGTGTCAAACTCTTCGTGTAAATAAGAGTTCTCTTGAACCGGGTCCAGTTGGGCTCGCTCACGTTGTCGGCGTACAGTGTCATCAGAATACTCGTCTGTGCGACCTTGTTGTAAAGTACCGATAGATGTCTCGATCCAAGGGATACGGCTCTTACCGGTTTGTTGGGTCAGAGAGATCACCTTGTCGATCGTCATTGGAATTCGATCGATGATGAACGGAGAGGTACCTAGAGGGTCACGCCAGTTAGCGGCCGGCGCAAAGCGTACATTCTCAAGAGGGCGTAACTCGACGTCTGGAGTATCACGAATAACCGTGATTTCCTCTTCCATCTCCGGCATACCATCATCGTCTAAAATCTCTTTGCCAGTTACCTCATCGTAGACAGGTACCATACGAACCGACTCTTCGTAATCCCAGTATTGGTGGGAGATGCACGGTCCGTTCACCAGGGTGTCTTGGTAGGCGCCAATTAAGGTTTGGAACCAAGGAAGAGTGGTACTAAAACGGTATTCGAGTAATTCTTTATTAATATCAGCGCTGACACGCTCGACGATATTGGCAGGATTTTCAGGCTTGACACTTAAAACATTAGACGTTGCAAAGAACGCATTCGCTGCCAAAGCTTCGTTTTTACGCACAATTGTACGTGTTTTGGGTCTAAAACCCTTAGATCTGTGCTTATATTGGTTAGAATAGTACTTAGAACCGGGTTGGTGACGGCTTTGAAAATGCGCCACATTACGCTCTAAGTCATGACGTACTGCAGCATCGAACCACGTTTCAGACGTCTCGAAGGCGTCTCTTGCTATAGTTAACCAGTCATTATCAGCGGGAGAATACTCTTTTCCACTGATATCTTCTAACGGACTTTGTGGAGCAGGCTCATCGCCGGGACGCTCATTATTATAAGGAGTTGCCGATTCTAAGGCCATCTGTCTACCTACTGATGTATCGCTTCGCCAGTGAAACTACGTGGTATACCCAATAAGTTCTCACGCATATCAAGTGCTTGTTCTCGAGCAACGTTGTAGCGTTCAAGCAACTCTCCGGCATAATAGACCACTTGTCGCTCGATTTCATCATGGGTATTTTTAAGCTTAATAGTAACACCCATTCGCCCGCTAAGCCAAAGATTTTTTAAAGTCAATACCCCACCGGTCTTAAAATCTAAAATTTCTAACTCCCACGCTGTGCGTTTGCCACCATGGTCGTCATACAAAAAACTCACGCCAGGATAAGCCTTTTCTAACGCGATCCTTATATTTTTATGTAATACCTGAGTGCTCGCCTTCTTTGGCTTCATTGACTCGGGTATGTCATCGGGGGTGAGGAT